AATGTATGAAGCATACGCCAACGAGCCTAATCCCAAAATGATGACATTAGATCAAATGTTGAACAACGGTGACGATTTACATAAGACTAAAAAGTCATATCCGGCGACCCAGCCTGGCGACAATCCTCGTGCTGTTAAAAAAGATTCCACAGTCAAAGAGTCATTGGAACAACGCCTATGGGCCGAATTTCAGCGAGAGAAAGCAAAATGACATCACGGTTTCAACAACTGCTAGAACAGGTTGATCTAGAACTCAGTCAACCCATTACCAACGACACTGTGTCTTTTATAGTCAACGAAGAAATAGAGTTAGAAATACCTGTCGTTGAACACAATGCTGGTGCCATACTTTTAGCTCCTGATGCTTTTGTCTATAACTTTTTGTCTGAAGAAAGATTGTTGGACAATGAACAAGCCACTGATACCATACCGGGATTAACTGATGCATCGGGACAGCCTATTAGAACTGGCACCGGAACCCCAGAACCACAACCTGCTCAGACCACATTTACTGATGTGGCCAAAGGGTGGGACAAATGGAGTCAAGAAAATCCCATGACAAGAACTGTCATGGGATTCGTACCGGGTGTGGCTCAAGTAGCAGGAGCAGCTGATGTGGCCAGTTCTGCTATACAAGGTGATGTGAAAGGAGCTATAAGAAATCTACCCGGTGCTTTTACTGGAGCAACACAAAAACAACTGGCCGCAGGCATGGCTGCCTATGACAGTTATAACCAAGGAAATATAGCTGGCGCAGCCAAAAATGCATTAACTGTGGCAGCAGCCGGCGGGAATCAAAATGCTGCCCAAGCACTCAAGACTGCACGAACTGGCCAGAATATAGCACAATTACCACAAACTGTGGCAAATCTTGGATCAGCAGCACAAAGTTTAACAGGTACAACTAAAACCAACGAAAATTTAGACAATTTGTCTGAAGCCAAATATCAAGGTCGCGAAGTCAAACTAGGCAAACCCATGTCCGGCGATGTCAAAAAGTACAAGGTCTATGTCAAGGACCCACAAACCGGTAACATCAAAAAAGTCAACTTCGGCGACAAGAAACTCAGTATCAAACGTGATCAACCCAATCGACGTAAAAATTTCCGTGCCAGACATCGTTGTGCCACAGCCAAAGACCGTACCAGTGCCAGATACTGGAGTTGCCGTATGTGGTCCAGCAAACCCGTCAGTAAGATACTGAAAGGCAAATAAACTTGAAACAGATACGGTTCACAGCTCAAGACTTTGGCTCAACAGAAGACAGTGTCATACCCGATGCTGTTTTGTCTGAAGACGATCTCAGCGAAATCAGAAAATTAGCCGGTATTGAAAATAGTTTACTGGAAGGTCGTCGTAAACCCAAAGCAGATAGCCAAGAAAATATCAGTCATACAGCAATGAAACGTGTTGAATATATGAAACGACACAATATTCAACCTGGCACAGATGAATGGTTTGCTTTGTGGTTTTCAAGACCCTATCTCACCGGCACCACAGGTATGAAACGATGAAGATCCGCGAGATACTGCAAGAAACACAGAAATCTCATGTTCAACATGATAATCTAGAAGATCAAGTTGCTGCGGCATTGCCTGGTGTTTATGTACAAAGACAATTAAGAAATACTGATCCTTATCTTCAATATCGGTATGGCATGGCAGTTGCTGCTGCTCGTGCTATCGCCAACGGTGAATTAAATAAACACAGTTATGAACAAGAATCAGCCTTTGCTGAAAATCTTACACAAGTAGTTTATGCTGATCAAGACAAAGAAACCATACAGTTGGCCAGCCGTTTAATGGGAGTTAGTCCTACAGCCATAGACAACACACCCAGCAGCGAATCCAAATCTGTAAATTCTCTAAGTCCTGTGCCTAAAATTAAAAGAAATAAATACGGTATATGAAAATACACGAGATCATCAACGAAGATATTGGTAAATTGCCCGAACGCCACCAAAATGCCACAGTGGGATTACATATCTACGATGATGGGCATTCATGGGCCAGCGACTACAGTCACTACAGATTGGGATTGGCCTTGGCCAGCACTGATGGAAAAATGGTACCACATACCGACAGCGAAAGTTGGATTGGTAAGAAAAAAAGTGCTCATCCTTATACCAAACTAGAAGCCGAGATGCTGAAACGTGCTTACGAAGCCATCGGAGTACGTTATCAAGACGTCAACAATGGGGATCTCAAAAGCCAGGAAAACACCAGCGTCAATTCCGCCAGTCCGGTTGCTCGACCACGTCGCAATAAGTATGGTGTATAGAGATTTGCTATGCCCAGTTTTGACGAATATGCGTTAGTCAAAAAGCCACATCAACGTCTAGCTTATACAACTGATCAGATACTAGAAATAGCTGGATGTGCCGATCCCAGCGATGGCCCTAAGTATTTTCTTAAAAATTTCTACTATATACAACATCCCACACGAGGTAAACTATTATTCGATCCCTTTGATTATCAGGTTCGGTATATTGAGGTTTGTCATCGTTATAGATTCAGTATAGCGTTGATGCCTAGACAGTGTGGTAAAAGTACTACCGCAGCTGGATATCTACTATGGTATGCCATGTTTGTGCCCAACAGCACAATATTGATAGCAGCACACAAATATCAAGGTGCTCAAGAAATCATGGCACGTATACGATTTGCCTACGAGGCCTGTCCTGATCATATACGTGCTGGTGTTGTGACCTACAACAAGGGTAATATAGAATTCGAAAATGGCAGTCGCATAGTATCACAGACCACGACAGAAAACACTGGTCGAGGTATGAGTATCAGTCTTTTGTACCTTGATGAGTTCGCATTCGTTCGTAACACCATAGCTCGGGAATTCTGGGCCAGTATTATACCCACACTGAGCACTGGCGGTAAAGCCATTATTACGTCAACTCCCAACAGCGACGAAGACCAATTCTGGGACATTTGGCGTGGTGCCAATCGCACAGTTGATGAATATGGAAATACCACCGAGGTTGGACAAAACGGATTCAAAGCATTTCGTAGTTATTGGCAAGAACATCCCGAACGTGATGAGCAGTGGGGAATCGAACAACGAGCCAAGTTGGGCGATGAGCGTTTTGAACGAGAGATTGAATGCAATCCAATTATATTTGATGAGACATTGATCAACCCCATAGTATTGGCAGATTTAAAAAGCAGCGAACCTATATTTAAACAAGGACAAATACGTTGGTTTAAACGTCCCGAAAAAAATCGAGTATATACAATTGCTCTAGATCCCAGTTTGGGAACTGGAGGCGATCCTGCTGCTATACAGGTTTTTGAATTGCCTGATCTTGTACAAGTAGCTGAGTGGCGCCATAATAAAACCAATATACAGACACAGGTACGATTGATCAAAGAGATAGCAGAATTTATCTACGAAAATATCGATAATCAAAATGACATTTACTACAGTGTAGAAAATAATACATTGGGCGAAGCGGCTTTGATATCTATAGCAGACATAGGCGAAGAAAATATTCGTGGCAGTTTTCTCAGCGAACCACGACGTGGAGCTGCTGGTGTTCGATATCGAAAAGGATTCAACACCACAAACAAAAGTAAACTAATGGCCTGTAGCAAGCTCAAAACATTCATCGAAAAAAACAAAATGACCGTACATAGTGCTCAACTCATCAGCGAGCTCAAAACATTTGTGGCCAATGCCGGGGGTTTCGCGGCCAAGCCCGGAGAAACTGATGATTTAATTATGAGTACGGTATTAACTGTTCGGATGGTACATTTCTTACAGAGTTTTGATTCTGAGTTAGATTCCAGACTCAAAGATCATGATGAATTTGTCGAACCATTGCCATTTCTGATGTTGACAGCATAAATACTTTATTATGAAAAACATTGAACGCATAGCCAAAGAACTATTTGACAAAATTCGTAGTCGATTTGAAACAATTACCATCGGTGACGAAAACGCCAAAAGCACAGATCAAAATGAACAAGCAAGATTTTTTAATTTTGATTATGTAGGGCGTGATGGTAAAAACTTCGGCAACATCACTATCAGTATAGTTGACACCGAATCTCTCAAATTGTACTTTGGTAGAAGTGTAATCAATGAAATGGATCAGGGACAAAAACGTGATTGGTATGAGTTTTTAAAACAAATGCGTCGATTTGCCAAACGAAATTTATTGAAATTTGATGCTCGTGACATCAGTAGAAGCATTCTGAGACCCAGAGATTTGGAACAAATAAGTAAAAATGATAGACCATATCGAGCCAAAGAAGTCAATCTTGGGGAAAGCCTGATGATAGGCAATGACCGTACCAGTTACGAAAATCATGGCCCTATTAAAATTATCGTCAGGCATTTAAGACCCAGAGACGAGTTTACAACCAATTCCAGAAAGCTGGGCATCAAACAGATTTTCTTACAAAATGACCAAGGTGAGAGATTTCGTTGTCCCTACAACAATTTGACTATTGCAAGAGCACTGGCCAGTCATTTGATCAACGGCGGTCATTTCTATGATGAGAATTACAGATCTGTATGCTCTGCCATAGAAAATTTAATAAAAATCGGTAATTTTGTGCGTAGATCTAGATACGAAAATTTCCAAGATCCTGAAATTTTAAGTGTATTGGATGATGCCAAACAAGAATATTATCGTGGTCGTTCATTGCTACACAAGCTATCTGTCCCCAAACATTATCAAAGTTGCATGGAAGAATTAAAGACATTAAATCATGGCGATGAGATCTCCACAGAAGATCAAGAATATGTCAAAGAAAAATTAACTAAACGAGTAATACATGATCGACTGTCTGATGCGTTACCACAGATCAGTGCTATCTATCATAGAAAAAGAAAAGAAAAGGAAATGATCAACGATACCAAAAAATGGTTAATGGATCAGACCACAATAGAAGGCGTAGCCAGCCAATTAAGAAGTTATATGGGTTCTGTCAAATATGAATCCATGAATCATATGGTCGAACATGTACTTGAAAATTTAACTGAGTATCTCAAAATCAGTGACCAACAAGATTTGGCAGAAAAATGTCAAAGTTGGAGAGATGAATACAGTATTATGGAATCTCCGATGAAAAAAGCATTGTTGGCATCATTCGCTGGTCGTGTTATCAACAAAGCCAGGCAGCAACCAAAAGATAAAGTTCGTCCATTAATGGACAGTGGAAGAGATCTCATCGAAGAACTAATCAGTGAAGCCTGGGACGACACTGTCGATATTGACAAATTGAAGAAGATTTTTGATGAACCCATTGAGTTTGGTGTAGACGGTCTCAATGCTATCAACAAGATTGATTCTATCATACAAAATGATGAACTCAATGATTTAATCAGCAAAGAGAGTCAAGAAAATCCCGACGATGATGCACGAGAACTAATCAAGTATTGGATTATGGACAATTATCCAGACGTCTATGATGATCTCGATCTCAAAGGGCAAAAACCACAAGAAGAGCCAACACCAGAAGAAGAACCAATGACTGCCCCTGGCTCAGCAGCACCAACAGCACCTCAGGGAGAATCTCCAACGGGTCAGCTCAGTCCTGAAATGATCGAACCAGCAGCAGCACCTCAGGGAGAATCTCCAACGGGTCAGCTCAGTCCTGAAATGATCGAACCAGCAGCACCAGCAGCACCAGCAGCACCAGCCAATCAACAAATACAAGATCTCCAAAGACTTTCTGGAATTCGGTAAAATACACGTTTGACTTCGACGTTATATTTGTGTATTATCGCGATGTGTTATTGATAAATAACATCGTTACACAGAAAATAGTTTTTTGTGTATCAGCACCATGCTAAGGTCCAAACTAAGGAGAAATCATTATGGCACTAACATTGGCACAAATTAGGGAAAAACTTCAGTCACAAGACAACAAATCACAAAATTCCGGTCCCGCAGATAATTCAATTTATCCGCACTGGAATATCGCAGAAGGCACTACTGCTCGAATCAGATTCCTACCAGATGGTAATCAAAATAACCCGTTTTTCTGGATCGAACGTGCAATGATCAAACTTCCATTTGTGGGAGTAAAAGGTCAAGCAGACAGTAAACGAGTTGAGGTACAGGTTCCTTGTATCGAAATGTACGGCAAAGAATACAACTGCCCAATTCTGGCAGAGGTGCGTACATGGTTCAAAGACCCTGGCATGGAAGAAATGGGTCGCAAATATTGGAAGAAGAAGTCATATCTATTTCAAGGTTTTGTACGCGATAATCCATTGACAGATGATCGTTCGCCAGAGAATCCTATTCGTAGATTTCTGATCAGTCCGCAAATTTTCAGTTTGGTCAAAGCCAGCCTCATGGATCCCGAACTAGAAAATCTCCCCACTGATTATGATTCTGGTTTGGACTTTCTTGTCAGTAAAACTGCCAAGGGTGGATATGCTGACTACAGCATCAGCAAATGGAGTCGTAAAGAAACTGCTCTAACCAGTGACGAATTGGCAGCAATTGACAAGTTCGGTCTATTTGATCTAGTCAGTTTCTTGCCCAAGAAGCCCACTGACATTGAACTCAAAGTCATGAAAGAAATGTTTGAGGCCAGTGTTGATGGTCGACCTTATGATCTCGAAGCGTGGGGTAGCTATTACAGGCCATTTGGCCTTAATGCTCCGGCATCCAGTAGCAACAATGATGCTCCACGTGCGACTGCACCTGCTCCTACTCGTTCAGCAGCACCTGCTGCACCAGTAGATGACGACGACGATGTTCCGTTCAGCACTGATGTCGAGGAAACTCCCACAGTGGCAGACGAACCTGTTACTCGTCCCAAAGCTGGCAATCAGCGAGCCGAGGACATCTTGGCAATGATTCGCAATCGCAACAAAGCAGCATAAATCAGCTATGCACAGTTGGGGGTTCGTCCCCCGACTATTTTTATTATAAGGACAAATTATGGGAAAACCTTTTGACGCCAGTAAATTCAGAAAGTCTATTACCAAGTCAGTTCCGGGGTTGAGTATTGGATTTAATGATCCCACTGACTGGATCAGCACAGGTAATCACGCGATGAACTATCTCATTAGTGGGGATTTCCATCGTGGTGTTCCACTGGGTAAAGTCACAGTATTTGCTGGCGAAAGCGGCAGCGGCAAGAGCTTTCTATGTTCAGGTAATCTAGTTCGTCACGCACAACAACAAGGTATCTATGTAGTACTAATCGATACTGAAAATGCACTAGATGAAAAATGGCTAAAGGCAGTGGGCGTGGACACCAGCGAAGACAAGTTGCTGAAACTTAATATGGCCATGATTGACGATGTGGCCAAGATGATTTCAGAGTTTGTCAAAGAATACAAAGTAATTCCGGCAGATGAGCGTCCCAAGGTGTTGTTTGTGCTAGACAGTTTGGGTATGTTGTTGACCCCCACCGATGTCAATCAATTTGAAGCAGGTGACCTTAAAGGTGACATGGGCCGTAAACCCAAGGCACTAACCGCTCTGGTTCGTAATTGTGTGAATATGTTCGGCGATCTAAATATTGGTCTAGTTGCTACTAATCATACATACGCAAGCCAAGACATGTTTGATCCTGATGACAAAATTTCAGGTGGTCAAGGCTTTATCTATGCCAGCAGTATCGTGGTTGCCATGCGTAAGCTCAAACTCAAAGAGGACGAAGCAGGCAACAAAATCAGCGAGGTACGTGGTATTAGATCTGCATGTAAGATTATGAAAACCAGGTACAGCAAACCATTTGAAAGTGTACAGATCAAGATCCCTTATGAATCAGGAATGAATCCCTATAGTGGTCTAGTCGACATGTTCGAAGCTCGAGGAGTTTTCACTAAAGATGGTAATCGACTTCGAGTAGAACTATTGGATGGGACTGAGATTAAATTGTTTCGCAAAGCCTGGGAAAGCAATGAAGATGGGTGTCTTGACCGTGTGATGGACATGGTACAACAGATGCCCGGTGGACTATTTAGAAGTCAAACTGAAGAAGCCACTGAACCAACTGAACAGGAAGTTTCGGAATGAATATCGATATCGAAGTATTAGTTGAAGCATATAGTACATTAAAGCAATATATCCCCGTCAAGGATCGTCAAGAAGCCGCAGATGCGGTGACCAGTGTATTAGTTGACTTGTTAGGTGATGATGATCTCAAAGCCTTTGCTGCCACAGACACCTACACCAAAGCCAGCTTTCGGGAGTACAGCGACGACTATGACGAAAAAACTGACGACGAAGACGAAGACGACTATCGCTGATGTGGTATAATCGAATAACACAGGATCTTGGTGTACTGCCAGATTTTGTGGCTTATTATCAGAATGAATACGAGGCAGCTCGCCGAGAGACTGGCGTCAAAGGCAACATTGAACGTAATCTTTCGGCACTGCCGGGCATAACAGAATATCGTTTTAATCAGCTACAAGAAATTGAAGCAGTATTGAATTATCTCAATATTCAATTAAGAGGGATTAGGCGACGACATTTTCAAAAGTATCTAGAAAATTATCAACGAGCATTGAGCAGTCGTGATGTGGATAAATATGTTGACGGCGAAAAAGAAGTCTTAGACTATGAAGTTTTGATCAATGAAGTGGCCTTGTTGCGTAATCAATACTTGGGAATTCTAAAAGGTCTAGAGTCAAAGAACTTTATGTTGGGTCATATAACAAGACTCAAAGTTGCTGGCATGGAAGATGCTGTCATCTCTTAGGACTAGATTATGAGTTATCATTTGATTTTTGAAAGTGTGGGATTAGCCAATCGCAAACCCGGGCAGGTATTTCGTAATCCCGAGGGCAACGAATTAATTTTTCAAAGATTGGATTTTTATCCTGAATCAGGGCAGGCAAAGAATTTCGAAGAGATAGAACAAGTTCTCCGAGATCAAGAGACAATGTTGGGCCAAAAAATCAGAATGTCAAACTTGCCCAACCCCAAAATGTTGGGCTTAGGTATTGCTGAATTCCGTGACAGTCAAGGCCGCCCTGTATATTTTGGCCGATATTTTCAAAAAATCAGTCCAGCTCGTAGTCAAAACAATTGGCCCAATAAAGAAATACCAGGCGGATATCTCTATCAAGGTACCGCAGCACGTAAAACTGCCAGCGGACTAATGCCACAAGACATATTAACAAATATGACTGACCTATCTCCCGAAGATATTCTAGACCAGGTTATTGAAAAATTAGGCGATGACAATGTTCTAACGAGTGTTACACGTAAATTGGTTAATGGTAGTCCACTACCAATTCGTTTTGATGGCACTGATATTGAGTTTACTGCTTTTAGAGATTATTTTTGTGAGATACTACAACCCATAGCTCTACTTCGTGGGCAGTACAGCGGCAACGCTGGCGAAGCCGCTGAAAAGTTTTTGAGTCAAAGTGGATTCGAGAATTGTGTAATCGAATTCAGTTCGGGTAAAAGTACAGGATTATATGATAGTTTATTGACAGATGATCAAGGGCGACAGATCAAAGTCAGTACCAAAGGCGGACGTGGCGCCAAAGCCAGTGTTAAAAATCTGTTAGACACAGTCAACGAAATTGAAAAAACCAACAAAAAGTTTTTAAACAAATACAAGAAAACCGTAGACCTAGTCAAGAAAATTCAAGAAGCCGGGCAGGCAGATAGCCCGGTGGTACTGGCACTTGATTTTGATTTAATCAATGCAAAGGAAGCACGGATTATTCGAGATCTGAAAAATAATCCCGGCATTGAACTAACACCCAAACTGCGTAGACTTTACGACAGCAAACCTGGTCGTGGTCCCAGTCAAGAAGTACCGTTCTTCAGAATGTTGGCAGCATTGGCAGTGGAAGTTTCCAAGTTGGTCAACGAAAATACAGACTTTCCCACTGATGCACGAGATATACTTAAAAATGGAGCATTGATACAGGTCTATACCAGTGCCAGGCAAGATGGCACAGATATCATACTAGAAGATTTCGATACAGTATATCCCACTGAAGAAATCCGTGGTGTATATCTTGATCCACAAAAGGTTTACTACAATACTGGTATCAAGGGCAATTTTACTTTCAAGATTGACAGTTCGGGTGCCGGTGCTCCTGATCTTGACGAACCTGTTGCAGAACCCACAGTGTCGGCTACAGCGGAAATTCCTGATGTACCACAACGTACCAACATTAGACCACGTGGTGCTCAAGGACGTGAACGTCGT